CGCAGTTGAAGTTGATCGAGCTGGCCTTCGCTAAGCACCAGTCGGAGTTTTACCGTTAGTTCGTTGGTGCTTGCGTTGTTTGAGTAGTTGGCGGCGGTGGCCGAAGGGCTGACGAATACTCCGCCGATATCGTCAACCCGGCGGCCGAAGACGATGGGGACGGGGTCGCCAATCGTTACTGACTTCTGGCGAGAGTCGAGCTGCGTCGTTCCTTCGGCACCACCCGTCACCAGCTCGGGCTGGACTAGGCCGCTCTGGTACGTGAATAAGGACTGCATCTTTTGGTATGCAGAGGACGCACGCATCGCCCGCATGTACCAAGACCAGTTCGGATCTAGACTCTCGCTCATAAACGCAGAGGCGCTCCAACCAAAGAGGTGGTGTAGTTACGGGGTGGGACTTGAGCGCCCACAGGAGCGAGGCTCGGTCCTAAGGATACGTTCAGCTCAGTGAACGAGCCAGATATTCCGATAACTTCGCCTACAAAAATTGCAATCCGCGTCTGAGACGATTGAGGCGCCTGTTGTGACAACGAGGAGTCGAAGTCGTAGACCTGAACTTCACACAGGCGGTTCTCATTCAATGCCGTGCGGAAAAGGTCCACTGCCAGTGTTGTGGCAGGTACGGTGACGGTTACATCGTTGCCGCTGCTGCCACTGACGCTGAGTAGACCGTTGACGCTGAACGGGTTGTAGCTCCACGTGGCGCTGTCCCAGGCAATCGTCTGGTTGATGTAGTAGCTCTGCCAGCGGGCGTAGGTGGTGCTGGTGTCGAAGACACGTAGGTAGTGGGCTTGTCCTCTGCTAAATGCCATTACCCGATACCTGCGTAGCGACGGCCGCCGGGGGTCCGGTTATTTTTCAACATTGTATCGGCGAAGGTTTGGAGCGCTTGTTCCAAGTCGCCTACTGAGACGTAGTTTTGACCGTTCTGGCGCATCACCGGGCCGGTGCGGATGTTGATGTTGACTGGGCCGGAGCCACCGAAGCCGCCATCACCGGCGGTTGGAATGGCTGCGCTGCCACGGGCACCACTCAAATAGCGCATTGAGAAGCCCTTGGCCTTCGAGGCTGGGACGACATACTCGGATTCGCCGCCCTCGCCGATTAGTCCCAGTGTGGGGCGGTTGACCATACCGCCGTCGGCGAAGGCTTGGAAGCCGCCCGACATGTAGGCGCCCTTGGCTGCGCGAGTGACGGTGCCGCCGGATTTGCCTCCGCCGGATTTGGCGGCGTTCAAAGTGTTTTGGGCACTCACTGCACCACGTATCTGAGCTGCAGCATTCGCTGCCTGAGCTGCAACGTCTGACATGGCTTTAGCCATGAGGTACGTCTTCTGTGTGCCAACTTCGATTACACCAACAATTTGCTGGCCGCGTTCGGCTGTAAATATCGCCTCTTGTTTAGCAGCGGCTAGCGCGTTAGATAGACGTAAAGCCTGATTCTCGGAGAGACCAATTTCTTCGCTGACGAGTTTCTGCTCCAAACGGGTCTGAGCAGCGAGGATCTTGTTCTCTAATTGTGTCTTTGCTGTTTGACTTTGTACTTCGCCGATCTCTCGCTGGACAGCAAGTTGTTTTTCGACCTCGACAATAATTTCGCGTGTTTTGTCTAAATAACGAGCGGTTGTCTCGTCGATTCGCTTGAAGCTGGCTGCACGCAGCTCAGCGTCGGGCTCCAGTTCAGCGGCTAGTCGGGCCTCATCTGCCCTGAGTAGAATTGTTTCTTGTGCAAGGCGGTATTGCTCCAGCTGGATCTCAAGTTTGCGTTCTTCGGCCGCAATACTTTCGAGTTGTTGTTGGTACTCAAGCTTGGCTGTTTCGACCTCGGTGTTGAACATTGCGATTGCAATGTCGAGGCGCTCTCGCTGGCTTTGTGCATATTTGTATGCACGCTCTAGGCGAGTTTGCTCTAGTTGGTTGAGGGCGAGTTCGGCCTCGTAACGTGCTTTGGATAGGGCTAAACCGCGATCGACTGCGGCTTGCTCTTTTTGGATTCTGTCTTCGGCGCTCTTGAGAATTTCGTCGTAAGAAGACTTAAGTTCTTTTGCTAATTTTGTTATTTGTTTTGTTATTTCGACCTGTTTTTCTTCTGCTGTAAGAATATTTAGAGAGGTTTCGTATTGTTTGCGTTTCTCCTCGTTTATTTGCCTCTGTTGTTCAACTAGCTGATTGTTTATTTGGATAAATCTGCCTGGATCTCCACCAAAAAGCGTTCCTCGCCCAGCGACTTCGCGTTCCTGTAATAAGCCCTGCTGTCTCGGGTCTTGCGATGTTAAGGCTTGTTTTAGGAGAACGTTGTACTCCACGCCCTCAATAAGGTTTCGCAGAATTCCGGTGCTGTTGACGAGTGCCGCCACGCCAGCCTGCATTTGACTCATGGCTTGGCTGAATAGGCCGGCCAGCTTTGTGGAATCGTCCCCGAACGTTCTGAGAGCTGCGACACCTTGTTTGCCGACAAGGTTTTCGAGTTCAGCGGTGGCTACAGCGAGGGCTTCCTCGGATCGCTCCAAGGCTTCGAGTTTTTTGATGTACTGGCCCGTGACAGTGGAGGCTCCACCTAATGCGTCAACAAGACGGTCTAGATCTGCCGTTGCTGGGTTTAGGGCTGCTCCAAGTTCGCCGGCGCTGCTGATGAAGTCGTCGAGGATTCCACCGATGGCCGAACCCAGAATTTGACCGCCGAAGCCCATTCCAGGTCCGAAGGATCCGAGCAGGCCGCCCGCAACCTCGCCGGCTCCGCCTCCAAACAAGAGGGGGAAGCCCGCGCCAAGCATCAAACTTTCAAGGCGTTGGTTACGGCTACGTGCTGCAGCTTCTATCGCCCCTGGTCTCATACTTGGCGGCAGGGCCGGACCTTGGACACCGAAACCTGCGTCTCGCGTAGGTACGGCTTTGCGCTGTATTCGAGTTTGTTCCTCGATTAAGTTATTTAGACGTTGTTGAGCACCAATCTGGTCATTTTTTGCGCGTACAAGAGCTTTTACCGCTTCTAACTCTTCCCGACTTCCTGCTGCAGCTTTATTGACTTGCTGAGTGGCTTTTTCTAACAGTTGGTTATAAGTGTTCATATTTTGAACACTGAAACCTTGGCCAATACTCTTTTTATTTATTATGTCTATAGCGGTGTCTAGCTGTCTTAGTTGTTTGGTCAGCGTACCAATCTTTCCGACGCCTACTACGCCGATCTCGATTTCAGCTCTGTAAGCCACGAGGCTGCCTAATCTTGTCGTACTTCAGTTTAGGAGTAAAAAGCCGCCGGGTTAGTGGCGGCCGCGTTTCGCTTTTTCGATTGCCTTACGTTCCTCGTCCGCTTGGATGTTGAAGTAGGCGTTCCAGCCCAAGATCTCCGTGTCCGTCATGCGGGTGCGGATCTCTTGCAAGGTCATCCCCAGTTCCTTGGCGACGTAGAACTGGAGCATTAAAAAGTTGTCCTTGCGGAGCTGGGCTTCAAGCGCTTTTGGTGTCCAGTTCCTCCGAATCGTCGGTCAGGATGGCCAGCATCAGGGACTGGAGATCCTTGTCCTTGACTTCGTTCTTGAGAATGTCGATCTCGCCGGGCTTGAACAACTTGGTGCCGTTCTCGTCGCAGGCTTTGCTGATCAGCAGTTGAAGAGCGAAGGCTCCAGCGTCGTCGGATTTGGCCTGTTTTTGGGCGCGTTCGCGCTCGGCCATGGTCATTGGGGTTACCCACATCTCAAAGATTGAACCGTCGCTGAGTTCAACTTCTTTTTTGGCGGGCTCCAGATTCGCGGCCTTGCGAAGACGGTCCAAGGCGCTGAGCGAGGCTGCAGCAGGCATAACTTTGACTGGTATGACTGTTCTAATGTAGCGGACTAGAGACAATAAAAAACCCCGGCGGTGAGGCCGGGGCTGTGATCTGATTTGGATCGACTATCAGGACTTGCTGAGGTCGAAGGTGGGTGCCTCGCTGGGACGGAAAGCGATTTCCACGCTCTGGCCGTCGTCGGGGTTCACCGTCAGGCTGGCCGAGGTCAGAATCACGGGGACGGTGATCGAGCGGCTCAGGGTGTCGTCCACGCTGCCGCCGCTGCTGATGCGATCGATGTAGAGCTTCATCGTTGCACCAGCCTGGGAGCGCTGGATCACGTCCTCGATCATCCGGCTGGACAGCGTGGTGTCGTCGTCGGTCGTGTAGACCGTGGCGGAACCAGAGCCGTCGGCGAAGCCGGTGATGTAGCTGCGGAAAGGAGCGTATTGACCGATGGTCTGACCAATGGTGGTCACGTCGATCTCGCTGCGGGTGATCTCAAAGGACCATTCGCGTACCGATCCGACAACAGCCGGAGCTGCATACTCGACCTGGAAGGCGTTAGGCGAAACCGCAGTGCCATCGTCGGTGATGGTGATCGTCGAACCACCCGAAGTTGCAGACACCTGCAGCACACCAGTGCTGGCGGTGTAGGCAATCACGTAGTAGGTGGTGCCTGCGGTGATGCCGGCGGGCAGGGTGCCGGTGCCGGTTGCGCCAGTGTTGACATCAACCACGCTGAACTTAACGGGGTCGCCCACCTGGAAGTTCAGGTAGGAAGCAACAGTGATTTCGTCGTCAGCGACGGTGACGGCGGTTTCGGCGAAGGTGGCTTTGGTGCCAGCAGGGGAGTAGTACAGGGCGCCGGAGGTGCCCGAAAGGACGGTGGCCATGGGTAGTACCTATGGATAGACAGAACGCGGGCACTGCCCGGCTTAGTACAGGTTAGCTCCAGTGGGTAGGTGTTAAGAAATAACCTGCGACTTGAAGCTAGCTTCTATCCGTGAAATAAAGAATGGCGTAAATGCACGGCGAGACTGTTGATCAGGAGTGGTGCCGCCGAAACTTGGACTGAAGCTGGGGCCGTCAATAGAGCCAAGACGGGTGTAAACGCCGCTCGTGGGTTTTGCGGTGTTGTTGATCGCGCCAAGAGTGGTGAAGGCGGTATCGACCAAAGTTTGATTGCGGGCGGGACCTTTACCCTTTTCTGTGTAAGTGCGGATCACGATTGTTCCACGCACCATGTCGTGACTCGTGGTCAATGTGGGCTCGGTTGTTAATCCGAACTGGATGTTGATGTGGACGTATTCATCGACGCTGTCTTGGTTGTCGTTGATGACGTTGTCGAAGTAAACCGGGACAGCTGGGTCCAGATCGTTATAGGCCGTGAGCAGGCTGGCTTCTAAGGAGGCGCGGATTGCTTGGTAGTTCATCGTCTAAAACCTCGGACGTTTTTACGCATGGCACGTGCCACCGTCTTGTCGAGTTGTCCGCCGCCTGCATAGTTGGTGAACCAATCCAATTTAGCTGTGCTGACGTTGATACCTTCGCCGATAAGTTCACCACGGAGGCCGCCTTCGGGACGGGTGCCTTGCTCCATCACGAAGTTGCCGACCATTGGGTCGGGGACACGGCCGGTTGGACGGAATGGCGCTAGGTCCGTTGCTTGGTCGGCGTAGTTGGTTGTGTTGTGGATGCGGAAAGGTCGCGCGCCAGCGGAAACAATGCGGGCGAAGTCTTTACCCTTTAGTAGAGGTGCGCCGACAGGTTTGGCGGGGCCGACTGCTCCGGTGCCGCCGCTGATTACTCCGGTGGGAGTGGTTATTTGCCAGGAGTTTGAGAACTTACCTGTCCAAATTGGACCGATTGCTTGGAGATCGCTGATTACAGACTCGGCAGCTTTGGCGGGGCCGTTATATCCGAGGCTGACTGCCAACGTGTCAAGGTCTTTCAGGAGTTCCCAGACTTGATTGCGGGCCATTACTGCGGCCTCAATAGGATTGTGTGGACAATCGGGTTTTCGCCGCGAGATGTCTTGCAACTGATGATGCGGCCTGTTTTGGTAACGCTGTTTTCGGTGTACTGGATGCGGTCGCGGATGCTTGGGACGTATTGCTCCAGCTCGGCGTTGCCGATGATGACTTTTAGGTCGTTTGTTTGATAGAAACCCTCGAATTCTTCCGGGTTGGCTTGGAAGATTAGGGCGCGGACGGTAAGGCTGGTGTCGGCTCCGGTGACTTGGCCCGTGGTTGCGTTATACGTGGGAGAGGTATTTGCTTTTAGGTAGGTGACATTTTGTCCCCAGTCCGCTAATAGTTGGGCGGGAATTGCGGCAAATGTGGAATCGACGAGGCTCATCTCAACCCCTCACAACACGAACCTGATAGCCACCACTGCCTCCAAGGCAGTAAGCGCCAAGATAAGACTGCAGCCAAGGATAAACATCGAAGATGTTGTTGATGGTGCCAACAGCTTGGGAGGTTTGGCTGTATTTGACTTGGAGATCGCCGAGTTTGACCTCGTCATAGAGGCCGGTGGTGCCCGTGTTGCCGGTGACGGCGTCGGTGTCGTTGGCTAGAGCACGTGCCAGCTCGTAGGTGGCGTATTTGATGTCGGCTGGGATGAGGCTGCAGACCAGCTCGACTTGATCGACGTGGTAATTGTTGCGGGGCCACTTCAGGGCTTGGTCGTTGTCGCAGCGGTCGCCGTAAAAGTTCAGGCTATCAATCCAGCGAGTCGCGGAGATCAGGGAGCGGTTCTTTTGGTCGTCGGTCTTGTCGTCCCAGGTGGCGGAGTTGGGGACAGTCTCGAAATATGAGTTGGCGTCGGCCAGCGTTACATAGCTGTTGGCCGAAGCTCCGCTCAAAGTAGCGTCGATAACGGCGGCCACAGCTACTACACGTACTTTCTTGCAGTGTAGCGCCAATAAAAAAGCCCCACCGAAGTGGGGCCGCTTTCATAACACCGAGGCTTAAGGAATAGCGGTGGTGTCGAGGGGGGTGTTGACGATGACTTCGACCAGGGGGATCAGGTCAACGTCGTAGGTTGCGGTCCAGTTGCCGGAGGTGGCAAGGGCTGCGTTGGTCGGGTTGTCCGAGGCGGAACCCCACTTGGTGCCCATCACGTGGTAGGCGCCGTGGTAGTCAACCGAAAGCACGTCCTGCTTGGACAGGATGTTGCGGTCGGCCTCGATGCGGAGGTCCTGCTGGACGCCTTCGAGGATGCTGCCGCTCTTGGCGAGGAAGCAGCGGAACTCGCTGACGTGGGTGGAGGTGCCAGGACGCACGGTGTTGACCGCAGGGTCCATGATCACCTTCATGCCGGCGAATTCGCCGATGCTGCGAGCACCGACGCCAACGCCGCCGCCACCCCAGGTCACGGCGCCAGAAGCGGCCAGTGCGGAGGTGGAGAAGGTCAGCAGGCCAACCTGATACAGGTAGAAGCCGACGGAGGGGTGGACAACCAGGATGTCCAGCTCGTCACCACGCTCGCCCAGGGCTGCACGAGCCTCGGCAACGGTGGCGGCGGTCAGGTAGTTGGCTTCGGTTTGACCGGAGGTCGCGCCAACAGCTTTGTCCAGAGAGTGGGAGGACAGAGCGGTGCCAAACAGACCGGCAAGCTGGGAGAACAGGCGGGCGCTGTTCAGCTTGTTGATGGCGTCAGCCAGCTGGTTGCGGATGTGCAGCATGGGGTCTTCCCCAGCTGCGAGCATTGCCACGTCGTCCACGGCGTAGGCAAAGCCACGGTGGATGATCGAAGCAATTTGGGTGGCGGTGCCGATCTTCTGGGGGGTCAGGTAGCCAGCGGTGCTGGTGCCCCAGGTGGCGGTGCCGTCCATGATCTCCTCGGTGGGAGACACGGGGTTGAATTCGGGAACTTGGATGCGGGTGCCGCCTTCGCGGGCATCCAGCAGGTTGTTGCGCAGGACAGCGCCGCTCTTGACGAACAGGCTGCGCTCCTTGATCGCCTCAGACACGTAGGTGCTGAGGTTATTCCTCTTGACGATGTCCGCGAGCAGGACACCGCCGGAATAATTCTGAAATGGTGCGGCCACTTCAAACTCCAGGTGGGTGGTGTTGGGTGTTCAAGTCACAGACTTGAGTGGTGTCCCACGGGGACTTAGCGGCCCGCTTCTCTCTTGAGCACAGCTGCAAGATCGGGGTCGCTGGTTTCCAAGGCCATTTGCCTCGTTAAGTTAATACTACCTTCCTTCCATGGGTTAGCCATTCCAGGGGCAATTGTGGAGTTGGGAGTAGGCTTGGCGCCCATTCCAGCTGCACTGCTGGGCTTGAAATGGTGCTCGAATCCTGAGCCGGGATTCTTCAGGTTGGAAAGGTAGGCGGTGATGTCTTGCTCCACGCCGCCGTTCAAAATGACGACCTTGCCGGTGTCATCTTTACGGAGGTTTGTTTGCAAGAGCTGCAGCATTTGCTCTGCGTTGATTGCGCCAGATTGGCTGATCGCGGCGAGAGCGCTGGTGCGGACGGTGGCCTGCTCGTTAGAAGTGCGGAGTTCTTCGAGCTGGCGGTTTAGGTCGGCGATTTGAAGGTCTTTGTCCTGGGCGGTTTTGTTGGCTTCCTCCCAGAGATCCTTCCACTGACCTTGGTCTTCCAGCGTTTTCTTGCGCTGGTCGTCCTGCTTTTTGTAGACCTCGTCAAGCTTGGTTTTGATGCCTTGGAATTTTTCCTCGGCTTCGACAGCTTGAGATTTGAGGGCTGCAATCTGACCTTCGTACTCAGCGCGAAGCTGGACGGATTGGTCAGGTTGTGGAGCGGTGTCGAGTCCAGCCACGGGCTGGTCAGGAGTCACCACGGGTGTCTCCTGGATGACTTGCTCTTCCATACTTAGAACTCGTATTCAGCGGTTTGGGAAATGGTTTCTTCAGCCTTGGTGCGACGCTTGGAGCGTGGCTGTTCTGCAGGTTTCTGCGCAGGTTCGGGCTTGGCCCGTCCCACGTAGACATCATTCAGCTCCACAAGTTGCCACTTGTAGGTGCCGTCAGGTTGCAGAACTTTGTCAAGCGATTGGGCCATGACAAAGGTAGAGATGCAGTATTACTTTACTGCACTAGAGCATTTCGTCCTCTACGGCTTCCTGTTCGGGGGTTTCCAGTAGCTCTTCCTCGGCGGTTGACTCCTGGGAAGTAGGCAGAATCTCGCCTTGGACGAGGATTTGGCGGAATTCGTCGCGGTCCAGCACGCCTTGGCCGAAGAGTGCGGTCAAAGCGGTGATGTCTTGGCCGATCAGACGGTCGATGTCGAAGTCGCGGCTGATCTTGACCTCGGGTGGCTCCAGCTGGAGGTAGTTGGCGGCGAGGTTGAAGCTTTGCTGGAGGGTTTGTTCGAGGTCCATAGAGACCATCGACAGCATGGAGTTGGTGTCCACGCGGTCGAGGCGGCGGGCGTCGGCAGATTCGGCGACGAATTTCTGCTGGCTCAGGGTGCTGATGCCCAGAGTTGCCATCTGCTGCTGCAGTTCGCGGATCTCGTTGGATTGAGCCTCGAAGGCGCTGGATGCCGGCTCCACGTAGTAGACCTTGTTGCCCGGTTGGGTGGCGATGGCGTAGTTCACGCTGACTGCCATGTCCTTGGTTTGGTCGTCCCAGCCCTCTAGGACGAGCATGGGTTGGGAGGCGACGTGGAGGCTGTGGATGAGGTCGGCTTGGCGCTGGAAGTGGGCCAGGTTCAGATAAGCGATGTCCAGCAGTGGGGGCTTGCTGACCATCGTGTCGGTCTTGTTGGAGTACAGCGTGACCAGCGGAATTTGACCCAGGCTGTAATCGCCGGACTCCACCAGCTCGAAGTCAGAAGTGCTGGTCGTGGCATCGAAGGCGTTGGGATAGGGGAAGCCGCCGACTTGCTGCTTCTTGGTTTCGGTTTGGCGGTAGATGCGGTAACGACCGGGTTCGATGACGCGGACTTGGTCGTAGACCTTCTCGCCAAACTCACCGTCGGGGAGGACAGCCTTTTCTGCGATGCGGACCTGGATTAGGTCGCCATAGTTGACTTCGCGGTCTAGGCGCCAGCCGTAGATGTTGGCGGGGTCAACCTCGATCCAGTAGGGGCGGCGGTTGAGGGCGCGTTCCTCGGCAAGGCTGCGGGCGCCAGTGGGGGCGGGGAAATCGACCAGTGTGTGGCTGTGGCCGTAGGTCAACGCGCAGATCAGGGCGCGGCGGGCGTACTCGTCTAAGTCGGAGCCACAGCCATCGACGTTTTTGGAGAAAACCTCGCGCCAGTAGGGGTCGCCCAGCAGGGTGATGGGTTTGCGCAGGATGAGGCCTGCGGCGGCGCGGATTAGACGCTGGGTATAAGGAGAGAAAACAGCGCGGTTGACGCGGGATAAATACGCCGAATAGTCCTCGCGGGGTTCCAGGGGGAGGAAGGCTTCGCTGTTTTCGCGCAGGTATTCCGTGCCCAGCGTCACCGCTTTCATGATTTCCCAGCCCTTCATCTGGTCCATCACCGCTTGGGTGCGGGTGAAGGGGTTGTCAGTGCCGCCCATGTAGGTGGAGCTGACGAGGTGGGTGCGGATTCTGCCGGGGACGGAGTAAGTCATTTAGTCACCATTTAGTCCGGTCTGCCCAGTAGGCAGCCGACATCTTTCCTTTTTTAATGTTAGCTGCATGGCGTGCTTTGAAAGATTCCCGGCGGGCACGTGCAGCAGCTGATTCACCCTCTCGTTTGGGAGATCCAGAGACTCCCTGTTGGCCGAAACGAATAAGTTTTACTTTGTCGCCCTCTTTTGCGAGGACTACATGTGATTTATTGGGGTGTTTTGGGGTGCGTTTGGGTTTGTTGTAGCCGTCAAATTTTTCGCCGCGATACTCAATCGTCATCTGTGTCGTCCTCCTCTTCGATGGGGATAAGAACTTCGATGCCTTGTGCCAGCTTAGAGACGAACGCGCCAAGGATTGCGGGGTCGTTGGGGGTGGCAAAGACAAATGTGGCGGTGGTTGTACCCTCCTCGGCGTCAATTTCGATGTGGATACAACCGCCGCTTACTGTTTCAATCATTAGCCGTGATATGCGACGCCGATGTGG